ATATCGTGTCGTTTTATTTCATAAAATTTTACTCACGTAAAGTAAGAATGGCTGGTCGATTAAACCTTGCTATCACGGGTATCCAGGACCAATGGCTTACTGGGGAACCCGAGTTTTCGTATTTCCTTATGAATTTTAAGAGACATACTAAATTTTCAATTGAATCGATTGAAACACCTTTTGATGGTGATATTGATTATGATACGCTGATAGAATGTCGTATCCCAAAAAACAAAGGGGATCTTATTCGAAGTACAATGCTTAAATTCACTTTACCACAACCAACTGGTGCAGCCGATTCAGGTTATGATATAAGATACCGCGAATCTATAGGTGCACAAATAATAGAATACGCTGATTTACTTATAGGTGGTCAAACCATAGAGAGAATAACGGGTGATTATATTTATATGTATGATCAAATACATAGTAATAAAGATGATATTGATCAAACACTCTATTTCTTAACGGGGCACGGTAATTATATACCTGTTTCATATGATTGGGATTATAATGTATTTTTACCCTTTTATTTCTTTAGAAATCCAAGTTTAGCTATACCCGTATGTGCTTTAACAAAACAACTCGTTGAAGTACGTATAAAATTTAAAAAACTTGAAGATGTTACCATACAATATAAAAATAGTACTGATATTAAAGATCCACCTTCAGATGTTTCATCATCAATTAAAAAGGTTTCACTTGTAACGGATTTCTTTTTTATCACCGAAGATGAAAAGAATTTTATACTTACACGTCCAATAGAATACGTCATAACACAACTCCAGATGTCTCAATTCAAGTTTAAAGCGGGTGAATCTAAAAAATCTGGTATGCTTAATTTTAAAAACCCGGTCAAGGAAATGTTTTTTATGGCTGTTAGTGATGACGTATACAAATACGAACCAATAAAACAAGTTACCATGAAATTTAACAATAACATAATCATAGATGCAGATAATTTAATGCTCAGTTACGAACAACCATTAAAGTATTATACGGGGGTAACGGATAATAACTTTGGTGTCTATAGTTTCTCATTGAAACCAGAAACATATTACCCGACTGGTCAAGTCAATATGAGTAGAATAGCACATAATTTGATAGATATTGAACTTGATTCACCAGACGCGAGTTTCGGACACAAAGTTTACGTATACGCTGTAAACTATAACGTTTTACGTATAAGCAGCGGACTTGGGGGTTTAAAATTTTAGTCAGTTATACTAGTAATGGCTGGTCGTGTTCAATTAGAAACATCTGGCCCACATGACGCTTTTTTTACAGACGACCCCGAATATACATATTTCATAAAGAATTTTCAAAAACATACAAACTTTGCACCATTCTTTGTTGATTTAGACGTTGAAGGTGAAGTAGAATTTGGGAACACTATTCGGTGTACCATACCACAAAACCAAGGTGATCTTCTTAAAACTGTGAGTTTAAAAATTGAATTAGATGATATTGAACAAAAGACGGGTGATGGTTTTTCTGGAACAGGATATGTTGAATCCATTGGTCATGCTATGATTGATTATGTAGAACTTCTTATTGGTGGTCAGGTTATTCAGCGTATACCAAGGGATTTCTTAGCTATTTATTCGGATAATTATATAACACAAACAAAACAACATAACTTAGCTAAACTCATTGGTAAACCACCATTAGAACTTTCGGGAACACAAGTAAAAGATTTAAGTATAATTGGATATCTTGGTAATGCAACTTCATCTAAAAAGTATTTTGTCGACATACCCTTTTATTTTTACAATAACCCTGAACTCGCTATACCGTTATGCGCTATAACAGAACAAGAAATTGAAATTGTTATTAAATTGAGAAACGTACAGGATTGTATATACAATAAATATGACGATATACATCCATTTTACCCAACTCCGGAACAGAAACCAACGGGACTCATTAAAAATTTAAAATTAACAACCGAGTTTATATCCCTAAATGAAGAAGAAAGGCAGAAGATATTAAGTGAGAAAACAGATTATATTATTACACAGGTTCAGGAAAGTCCAACAGCGGAAATAGATTCAGGTGTTACTGATATTAAACATAAACTTGAGTTCAAAAACTCAATAAAAGAGTTGTTCTTTCTAATCCAGACAAAAAATCCAAAAGTACCTGGTCTTGTGGATATTCAGACTAACTTAGTATCTGCATTTGATTATGATTTAAATTACGAAATATATTCGGCTAAATTTGAATATATAAATTATGAACATTTACGTTATCTCGAACTTACACTCGATGATTCCGTTATCTTAGATAAAGTTACAGGAAACGTTATAAACTTACGCGCAATACAGAGTGGTATACACCATTCAAGAACACAATTATTTAGAAGATACTATTCATATAGTTTTGCACTTGAACCGGAACGATGGTATCCAACAGGTCAAAGAAATTTTAGTTTAATTAAAGATCAGTATTTAAAATTAAGTTTGAATCCATATAACTATGGTAAAAGAGAACTTAGAGTTTTAGGCCTAAGTTATAACATACTCCGTGTAGAAAACGGAATTGCTAAAACACTGTTTAATTTATAATGAATCAACAAGAAAAAGACGCAACTACAAACTTAATTGAGCAGGTCCAAGACTCTGCTATTAACATTATCCAACCCGTACTCGAAAGAACTATGGTTCTCGCAGCCGAATACGCTACGGCGTGTGGTCGAGATATGGTACTTGGTGAAGATATGGAATATGCCATGAAATATTGTGCCATGAACGAAGTTGGTAAAAAAATGGGAACACATTTCCCGGAAATATATGAAGAATCTTCCGATGAAGAAGACCAGGAAGAAGACATTGAGTTTGAAGATGAAGAGATTCCTTTTACACGATATACGGGACGTCAATATAAATTCGTTAAAATGAATATGGCGTACGATAATTGGGATGCATGGGAACCAAAAAATCCGTCAGAATTAATGTTAAAAAATGCTATAGATAGTAATGAACACATCGGAACCAACGGGGTATGTGACGACTTCTGAATATTTTAGATTACGCGATGATGATACTGAATCCGATTCTGATACAGAAACAGATTCGGAATCTGATTCGGGTATAGATTCTATAAATGTCGGTATGTTAAAAGGGTATATGAAACCCAAATGTTATAAAAAAATTTTAATTGAAGAGGAACTACTCCCTGATTAAAATCTCAGGATACTATATATAAAAATGTCTTCTGCTGCTGAAACTGTTACGCTCGTCGCTCGTGAACTCGAGTCCCAATCCCTCAACGCCGTCGTTGCTGGATTCTCCTTCGCCGCCGCCCTCTCGTGGATGGACTTGGTGAGATGGATCGTTAACCAAGTTGTTAAGGTCAACAAGAACGGTGGTATGAACTACACGCTCACGGCCTTGTTCACAACGCTCTTGTCCATCTTGGTCTACGTCGGTATCTCTCGTGTTTCCACTCGTGTGCAAAAGCCAACCCAACCAATCTTCGCGGTTACTCGATAAGTTTAGGCTTACGCATAACCAATAATAAAAATAAACCGGTTGCAATTACCATAAATATAGATATAAACGCATCCCATCTACGCGGATCCTCCATTTCAGGGATACTCATAGGTGGTGGAAGAGAAAAGTCTCGTTCCACTTTAGCAATATTCTCAAGTTTATCAGTAGAACACGTCACTGCCAGTTTAAGTATATGATTCGCATTTCTAAAATCGTATGGTATTAATCGATTATTACTACTGTAATAAAACTGAACACGTAAACTTGATATCGTTTTTTGTGTACCAGAATCAAAATTATGTTCAACTGTATCGTCAACACCCGAAAAGTTAATAACATCCCCACACAGAAGTATACGCCCTGTATAAAAGGGGGTTTCAGAAAATACAGTTTTGTTAAATTCGTCAGAACCACTACTCAATTTAACAATAATTGCATCAGCGCCCTGTAAATTAATACTCCCAGTTTCTAATGAATTCGAAGTCGATGATACATTTGAAGCGGGTAAACCTAAAACATCGTGAGGTGTAGTGTACCCATTTGTACCAACAGTGTACCCATTTGTACCCCCGTAAAACTCAAACGTAAAATCACTCGACCCCGTAAACGTTATAGCATTTGTTTGTTTATCAAACGTAGCAGATGTAATATCGGATGAAACCGTTACAATAGCCTGTGCTAAATCATTACCACTATAGTTTCCTATCGGTATAGTAACCGTTTCACCATTTATATCAAATTTATTGTTTCTGGAGTGTATGAGGTACTGACTATTATGAATACGTGCTGATATCAATGAAATTTTAGTCACGTCATAAATTGGGTTTATTAAGTGGACAACATAATCACCTGGGTTTGGGTACAAAACAGGATCTCGTTCACCACTATCTATATCTAAGGTGTGTACCTTCATTAAAATATATGAACAATATTTTAATGAGTGTATGTCTCAATTTCTATTTATTTAAGAAAGACTATGAACTAATGGGTTACTTGAAAGCTGTCTTCTAGCTGTATCCAAACTCATATTTGTAGCGTTTGGATTTTCGTGACCTTTATAAGCATTGAATTTATGATAATCGTTATTTCTATATTGTTGTGTCCAAGCACCATTCGCAGCATTTACTCGACCGTCAATTCTCGTTGTATCGGAACGAACACTTGTGACCATACCCCCTTGGTTAAGTGCATCGGCGCGAACGTTCATCCGCCCTGGACCCGCGGCTCTATTTGGTTTACCTCGACGATCGTCTGGTCTGAAACCATATTTCGTAAGTTCTTCGGCTGTGTATGCGGAACCGTATGTTCTCTTTTCACCTATCTTAGTCGCCGGGGTATTCAAGTATCCACCTACAAAACTTGATATACCTGGGGCTGGTTGATTGTTATATTGATACTGTTCTATAGCACCATCGGCTTTATTTCGTGTTGGTTCTTGAGCACGTGTAAGTGCGGAAACGGTTCTCTTTGCAGATGCAAAGTTTAATGTATCAGTTCTCGAACCCGTTTCGGATCTATTCGTTGTTTTCTTTGTACGTTCGTGTTCCGCTCTTGGCGTTCTACCAGTCATGCCCTGTGCTCTGCCTGCAACTGGAGGAAGACGACCATGTAAAAAGGCTGTCTTTTCTGGTCTATTGTGTGCAACTTCACCGACAATACCACGTCTACCACCCTTCGCATCAAAGGCTGGACCCGACCTACCAGGTAAAGTCGTTAAGCGATACGCACCAACATTATCTGGGTTAACACGGAACAACTGTTGATGACCTCCAAATGCAGGAACTTCTGGTCCAACACCCAAACCTGGTCCGACAAGTTGTTTTTCAATTGGTGAAAGATTATTCATTCGCCCCGCGTCATACATTCGATTTCTCATAGATAAAACTTCACCACCCGAAGATCGTTGTTGTGGAGAAATTTGAGCAAACGACCCCATTTCTTGTTTTGAATTGTATGATGGTTCTACTAATGGTGATAAAGGTCCCAAATACTCAGATTGTATAGAGACATCTCTATCCGAAAATTCCGAAACGATTTCGGGTTCTTCTATTTCATTACCTTCTACTGTATATTTTTCGTCTGGTTGACTTAATTTTCTACCGGCATAAACTAAACCGGCTATAGCCATTATAGATATAGGATCAGCCATTCTTATTTCTTAGCGAGATTTTTATTGAGGTATCTTTGCTGAAACAATCCATTTTGCATTTCAGCTCTGGTACTCGATGGTTCATATGTTTGTGTTCTAAGTGGTAATTTACACTCAACATTTTGGAGTGGGTGGAAGTTTCTTTCGTAAGTCTTCGCTAAAACCTTGTTGAAACGAGATGTACTTTGTGGTCTGAGTTCATCAGATGTATTAATAAATTGTGCTGGGGAACCTTTACCCGCCATGTATGGTGCAGTACCATATAACATGGTGTTTGGTCTATGTGATGTATAGTTAAGGGTACTGGGCTGAGGATATACAAAAACTTCTTCGGTCGCACAAACGGCGGGAACCGCGTGATCTTGAACCACTTTCATTCCTGGTTGGAGTTGATACGCCATTTATTATTACAAAAGATTTTGTTTATGGAAATCGAGTATCTACTACTTTATTATTAAATTGTTTAAAATTAAGGTCCTAACCCAGAACCTCTATGCATACCACTTCTTTTATCACCGTTTGGATCAAGTCCCGCAAACGCCTCAAGTTGAACCCCTCTCGCGTCTGGATTACATAATCGTGGGTCTTGGCGACACGTATTATCTCTTTTACCGTGGATAAATTCATAATATGGTGTACCACCGATGGAAGTATCTGGCATACTTACAAACTGTCTCGATAGTGCGTTTCTTTGATATTCGGGCATAGATGAACGCGAACGAGATGGTCCATATTTTATGTCACCTGTTAGAAAATTGTTTACTGGGGTTTTTACGGTTGGGTAATGACACGACTGGGGTCTGTCTGGTCTATCTACATAATCCGACATGAGAACATTTCCCATAGGATTGTCTTTTGTTGGCATGGAACATTCTTTACCCACATTATTGTATACATTTGTTGGTCGTATAACACCTTCTTTCACCATATTAGATTTTTCCATTATATAAAGAACACCGAGTGCGGTTGCACCTAAAA